AGTATTTCAAGAGAAAAGAGTGCTTTAGAAAGGGGTAAAATTCGAGACAGTCTGCAAATCCCATCAGAGTACTTTATGGGTCGTGGATTTTCTTCTGAGATTCTAAACGAATTTGATATTGGTCTTTCTCTTAAAAAAAATGGACCAATGCAGAAAAGAGTTGTGGTGCCAATATACGATGAAGACTATAACTATGTAAGTTATATAGGTAGAGCGGTCTCTAATAATCTAAATCCTAAGTGGCTATTCCCCGCAGGCTTTAAGAAACAAAATATTTTATATGGTTTGAACATCGCCAAAGACTATATCAAGAAAACTGGATCTGTAATATTGGTTGAAGGTCAGGGAGATGTTTGGAGACTTCATGAAGCTGGTTACAAAAATTGTGTTGGTTTGTTTGGTGCTAGTATTGCTGATGATCAATTATTGTTATTAGAAAGCAGTGGAGCCTTAAACGTAATCATATTGACAGATTCGGATCAGGCTGGAGAAAAAGCCTATCATCAAATTATGAATAAATGTAGCAGAAGATTTAATTATTTTAGACCCATTATTCCAACTAAAGATGTTGGAGAAATGACTTTAGAACAGATCGAAGAGCATCTTAAGCCACAAATAGAAAGATTTATGTAATGGAAACTAAAATTTTAGGCGTTTCTGGTAACAAGCAAGCTGGTAAAACTACGTGCTGTAATTTTTTACATGGGTATCAATTACGAGCGAATGGTGTAATTAATGGATTTAATATTCTTGAAGACGGTTCATTGGTTATTAATACCGTGATGATCGATTCAGAGGGTGTCGAGAAAGAGGGGTATGGCGCTTTAGACACATCTCGTAGCGATATGGAATTTGCTGAATGGGCGTCGTATAGTGTGTGGCCTTTTATCAAGCAGTATTCATTCGCCTCAACTTTAAAGGAAATAGCTACAGGGTTATTTGGTCTTAGAAGTGAAAACGTCTACGGAAGCAATTTAGATAAAAATAAAAAAACACATCTGAATTGGGCTGATATGCCGGGAGTCATCACAAGTGCAGTATTAGCTAAAAAGAAAGACATTAAGCCGTTAATTGAAAACGGTGTTTTGATTTATCATAAAGCAGGTAAAATGACCCATCGAGAATTTCTACAATTCTTTGGTACGGATATTTGTCGTAAGATGTATGAAGATATTTGGAGGGCTAAATTAATTGAGGACATTAGTCGTGAAAGTCCCTTGTTAGCAGTTATAGATGATTGTAGGTTTCCAGACGAGATCGAAACTATTCAAAGCTCGGGAGGTAAAGTTATTCATTTAACCAGAAGTAAGTTTACAGATGGTCACGTTAGTGAATCCGCATTAAATAATTTCAATGAATTTGATTATGTTATCGATAATCAAAACTTATCTATTCAAGAGACCAATATTAAAATTATTGAAGTTTTAGACCAATGGGGATGGCTTGGTAAGAATATACAGCCTGAAAAAGTCACACCCACTTCATCTAATCCAAAACCAGAGCTTGTTGGAGGCATCCACACAATAAAGGAAAAATAGTTTATGATAGTTACTTACATTCGTAGTTCATCCTATAATAATTACGATTACTGCCAACTCCAGTACTTTATAACTTATGTCTTAGGTCATAGGTCTACCTCTGGCAAAAAGGCACAATTAGGAACAATAGTCCATAAGGTTATGGAATGTTTAGCGGTATGTAAGAAACGGCTGCAAGGAAGACAGACAAAAACTATGAAAGTCACCGATGATGCTATTGGTGAAATTAAATTTACCCCGAAAAACTTATATACAAAAACATTTGTGGCTAAGTTACTTAAACGTAGTTATGAACATTATACTGAAAACTGTGTCCATGACTACACTAATGCTGACTATAAGTTTTGCGAGAAATCAGTGGATCAAGCATTGACATATAACGATGGTCAGTTTGATCCACGAGAAAGAAAGATTGTAGAGGCTGAGCCACAGTTTGATATTCTAATAGAAGAAGACTGGGCTAAGTTTGACTACAAAATGCCTAACGGGGAATCTGTTAGTGGTCAATTGGCCATTAAAGGTACAATAGATTTAGTTACAGAAGTAGAAGATGGTGTAATAGAAGTTATTGACTGGAAGACAGGTCGTAGATTAAACTGGGCGACAGGTGAAGAAAAAACTTATGAGAAACTGATTGAAGATCCTCAGTTGTTGTTGTATAATTATGCGATATCAAAACTATTTCCTGAATACGATCAGTCGATTATGTCGATCTTCTATATACGCGACGGTGGTCCATTTAGTATGTGTTATGATGAGGATGATCAGGCTAAGTTTTTAAAAATGTTAGAGAAGAGATTTAAGCAGATTAAAAGAAATGAGTACCCACAACCGATATCACATACAAGGAAGCATTTTAAGTGTACGAAACTATGTCACTTTTACAAAAATAAATGGCCCGGCACTAATCAAACTATGTGTCACCATGTGGAAGACCACTTGAAAGCTTTTGGTGAACAGGAGACGATGGAAAGATGTACTGCTGAAGGACATGAGATTGGTTTTTATGAAGCGCCGGGATAAATATTATGAATGAAACTATTAGTCAGTTAGGTCAAGATGAATGGATTTTAGAACAAACTAAAAATAAGAAAGATGGCTACTTCGTTGAAATAGGGGCTAATGATGGAAAATATATATCCAACACATACGTACTTGAGAAAGAATATGGGTGGTCAGGCATATGTGCTGAATGTAATCCTGATGTAATCACGGACTTGATAGACAATAGAAATTGTGCTATTGAAACAAGGGCCGTAATGCATAAGAATGATATTAAAGTTCCTTTTTATTCTCACAAAGAAGATAAAACACTTTCTGGTGTAGCTCCTTTTGGATATATTGAGAATAATGAAACCGGCGAAAGGGAAACCGCACAGTACGCTATAAAAACTATAGATATAAACACAATGTTAGAAGAGCATAACGCTCCAACAGACATAGACTATATTAGTATTGATACCGAAGGTACTGAAATGTTTATAGTGAGCGTATTCGATTTTAGAAAATACAATGTTAAATACTGGACAGTAGAAGTTAATCATGACCCAGAGGCTACGAAATACCTAATGCGGTTCTTTTATTATAATGGCTACGAATCAGAAGTAAGAGATTGGGATTTATTTGTCTGGAAACACGAGGAAGCACAATGATTGAAGTAACAATTACAGAAGAGATGAAACAAAGAGCATGGCGTAAGTCTCGTGCTATGGGTGAGCTTAACCATTCTATCACCAAGGGTGATGGCAATATCGCTGGTTTTTTAGGCGAAGAAGTTGCTAATCGCGTTATTGGTGGTAAGATTTCAAATACATATGACTATGATATCATAAAGGACGATATCAAGTATGATGTAAAAACCAAGAGGTGTACTAGTCAGCCAAGACCATATTATGAATGCTCTGTTGCTGCCTATAATCAGAAACAGGCGTGTGACCATTATGTGTTTGTTAGAATTGAAAACATTAAAGGTAGGTGGGGTAGGGCTTGGGTATTGGGATCTTATGCAAAAGACAAGTATTTTACTGATGCCAAATTTTTAAAAAGGGGTGAAACAGACGGAGATAATGGGTTTAGAGTAAAGGCTGATTGTTATAATATTAGTATCAAAGATTTAAATAAAGTAGAGGATTCTTTATGCCAGCAGAATTAGTTGATATTAATCAAGAGTTTGAACTTGGTAATCAGTTCACTCTGTATGTATGTGAAGCATTGGCTAACATACTTGATAATAGTTTTCGTATTATTGTTAAATATCAAGGACAAGATTTACCCGAATACGACGATGATAAAAAGAATGTAGTTATATGCACTTCAAGAGAGTGTCATAGCGTTCCGAAAGAATTTTATAGAGACGATGTTTTAATGATATTCCAGCATTATTTTATGTTGGATAAGTGGGGCCATCCAATTCTAAATCCTATGGTCACCCCTTTACCGCTGGGGACATTTCTGGATATTGATATAAACGAACAAGAAATTATACCTATACCCGAAAGAGAATATGACTTCTGCTTTATGGGTCAAATTCCACACACTGGTAAGCGTGATTCGTTTTATAGAAATTTAAACAAAATATTAGACAAACATAAAGATAAGTATAAAATTTTTACTAAAATCACCGATGGGTTTGCAGACGGCTTGACACAGGAGGAATATTTAAGTATTTTAGGTAATTCTAAGTTGAGCCTATGTCCACAAGGAGCTATTAGTGATGAAACTTTTAGATTTTTTGAATCAATTCTAATGGGAACGGTTCCAGTGGTTGAACACTTACCGAAGCTATGGTATTATGAATGTGCCCCACATATGAAGACCCGTTCATGGAATGAGCTTGAACAGAGTATCGCTCAATCCTTAAACTTTATGCAAACTCCTGATTTCAGAGCTTTGTTATATAGTATTACTGATTATGTAAGTAATTTCTTAAATCCTAAACAATTAGCTTTATATTTGAAAAAAATCCTTGAACACAGGATAGCGACTAAAGACGATTACCAGTCAGATCTTATAAATTTACGAAAGACGCTTAAAGATGAAGAAATGGAATCCACTCAACTGTAAAACTCATTTTAGCTTGCTTAAGGGGTTCTCTCGATGTAATAGCTTAGCCGCTAAGTGTAAAGAGTATGGTTATACCGCATGTGGTATAGCGGATATTGGCACTATTTCTGGGGCAGCGGACTTTCACAAAAGCTGTAAGAAAGAAGGCATTAAGCCAATCCTTGGTTGCGACTTTGAAGATTTCATCCTTTATGCTAAAAACAAAGATGGTTGGTTTGATTTAATTAAATATGTTTCAGCTCAGGATGTTGATACTTTAAAGTTAATTGCTGAGCATGGAAATGTTATTTGCGTTTCCGACAATGCTAACGGACTACAAAAATTATTTAAGAATAATTACATTAACTGGTCGTGTCGCGATCATGAAGTATTTTATGTAGATAAAGAAGACGCTGAGTGCCATAGGGTTATGCTATGCTCAGGTATGAAAACTAATCTTAAAAAGGTCGCCAAAAAAATTAAAGATAAGGAAGAGCTTAACAATGAGAAGTTCTTTCTCAAAGATAATTGGTATCTACCTACTTCAGCAGAGTCTATAGAATTTAATGACAGTGAAATTATAAATAAGATTATTGATATGTGTGAAGATTATGAACTAAATGAAAAGCCTATGCTACCACACTACGATTGTCCACAGGGTTTGAGTGAAGATGAGTATCTTAAAGATGTATGTAGGCATGGTTGGCGTAATAAGTTGATTAACAGTGGTAAAATTGATGACCAAGAAGCTAAAGACATTTATACCGATAGAATCAAACAAGAGATGGCGGTCATATTTAAAGCAGAGCTTTCGGGGTATTTTTTAATTGTGCGAGACATTGTGACATATGTAAAGGATCAGGGATGGATTGCTGGTCCCGGACGAGGCTCTGCTGCGGGATGCTTGGTTTCATATTTACTTAATATTACTGAAGTAGATCCAATTGAATATGATTTAATCTTCGAAAGATTCTATAATGAAGGTAGAAACACAGAAGATCATATTTCGTTACCAGATATTGATGTTGATGTTCCAGCAGAACATAGAGATGATGTTATTGCATATATTAAAGAAAAATATGGTCAGGAAAATGTTGCACAGATGATTACATTTGGTAGGCTACAGGGTCGTTCATCAGTTAAGGAAGTGCTTCGTATCAATGATGCTGTGTCGTTTTCTGAAATGAATGATATTACTGACGCTATTCCAGATGAAGCACAAATTTCTGACCAATTGGAAATGATGGATGATCCTTCAATTATTAAGTGGGCTTTAATCAATGAGGCTGATAGTCTTAGGGAATGGTGCTACATGGACGAAGAAGAGAATGTAAACGGACCTCTTGCGGATTTATTCAAACAGGCTATTAAAATTGAAGGCACAAATAAATCACAGGGTAAACATGCTGCTGGAGTTATTATTTCTAAACATAAGTTACAGGACATCTGTCCTATGGTTCTAGACAAATCAGGCAAACCAATTGCCGCATTCGAAATGAATGATTTAGAAAGTCAAGGACATGTAAAGTTTGATATTTTAGGTATTGACCTTTTAAGTAAAATTATGGACATTATTGCAAGTGAGGATTAGCTATGTACGATATTGATAAACAAGATATTAAATCTGTCATCTTTTCTGGATGTTCAGTAGAAAAGGCGGGAGTGTCTATTTGTAATCTTACAAACCATATTGCATTTAGATTAGGTAGTAAAAGTGGTTCTTATCAGGTGTGGTCAGACAGGCATAGAGTTTATGATCTGTTTAGAAATATTGACGATGCTGTAAACAAATTTTTGGAGTTAGCCAAATGAATTATCGTGATATAATCGTGTTCGATTTTGAAACAGGATCAAGAGATCCACACAAGACACAGCCGACACAAATCGCCGCTGTTGCGATACACGCCCGTAAGTTAGAGTTACAACCGGGTGGTATTTTTAATAGTGAAATGCGGCCAATCATTGACGATGAGAAGGCTATCGCTAAGGGATTTGATCCTTTGGAAGATAAGGCATTAGAGATTACTCGTAAGAATCGTGATGATCTTGCTAAAGCTCCTTTGCCTAAAACGGTGTGGCAAAAGTTTGGTCAGTTTTGCGATAAATATAATTTCAAAAAGACTTCATACTATGCTCCAGTTGCTGCGGGATATAATATCAATTCATTTGATATGCCAATTGTGCAGAGAATGTGCGAGGCGTATGGGCCGATGGATACCAAAAAGGGTAAACAAAAACTGTTCAATCCTATCTTTACGATTGACCTGATGCAGCACATCTATTGTTGGTTTGAAAACAATCAAGATGTAAAGGGTTATAGCATGGACTATATGAGGGATTATTTTGGAATTGAAACAGATAATGCTCATGATGCCTTGCAGGATGTCAAAGATACTGCTAATATATTGATTAAGTTCTTGAAGCTTCAGAGAAGTCTACTGAAGAAAGTTAAGTTTGAAAAAACATTTGGAAATGGGGAATTTTATGTCTAATATACCACATTTTTTTAATAAGATTATTGCTAGTGGCGATGGATGGTTTGACTTTCATAACCTGTATTACAATGTCGTCAAAGATGCAACAGAAGATAGAAAATACATTTTTGCAGAGATAGGATGTTGGAAAGGGGCTAGTACATCCTTTATGGCGGTGGAAATAGCCAACTCTGAAAAAGATATAGATTTCTATTGTATAGACACATGGAAAGGTAGTACAGAGCACAGAGATCGAGATAATGGTGCATTTGACCCTATGTGTTTTGAGCAGGATGGAATATTTCCAATTTTTATGAAAAATATGAAACCTGTAAAAGATTATATAAAACCAATACAGAAATCATCACTAGAAGCATCATACGATTTTCCAGATGATTATTTTGACTTCGTATTTATCGACGCTTCACACGAATACGAACATGTAAAAACAGACATTGAAAATTGGTTTCCAAAAGTTAAATCTGGAGGAGTTCTAGCTGGGCACGACTATGGGTGGAAGGGTGTGGTGGATGCGTTGAAAGAGTTTGCTGAAGTTAAGAGCCTTACTGTTTATGAATTACCCCATGATGGACCAAGCTGGTTAATACAGAAATAAATTTCAATATGAGTAATTTTAATATTAATGATTTCAATGATCCTGACGTGTGGGATCTAATTTGTGAAGGCAGAACTAAGGGAGTCTTTCAGCTTGAGTCTCAACTTGGCAGGTCTTGGGCTAAAAGAGTTAAGCCACGAAATATAGCGGAACTTGCTGCTTTAATCTCGTTGATTCGTCCGGGTTGTTTGAAGGCTTATAGTGATGGTAAGTCAATGACTCAACACTATGTAGATAGAAAGTCTAAAAAAGATCCAGTGACTTATCCAGATGATTCTTTGGAAGACATACTATCCGAAACATATGGGGTCTTGGTCTATCAGGAACAATCAATGAGGATCGCCCAAAAGCTTGCTGGCTTCGATTTAAAGGACGCTGATCAGCTCCGTAAGGCTATCGGAAAGAAGAAGGCGGATCTGATGGAGAAAGTAAAGAAGTCTTTCCTAGAGGGTGCCGAAAAGAAAGGATTCATTACTAAGGAGGTAGCTGAAGAAATTTTTGGATGGATTGAAAAGTCTAACAGATATGCATTTAACAAATCCCATGCTGTAAGCTATGCGATCAATGCCTACTGGAGTGCGTACTGTAAGTACTACAAGCCTATGGATTTCTATGTGTCATACCTAAACCATTCTGATCGGAAACCTGAT